GGGATCACGGGATGCCGTCACCGATCGACACGATCCCGGCCGGCAACGGCACCGCGAACGCGCCCATCCCCCAGACGGCCACGTTCTGGCCGAGCTTCTCGACGTCTTCGGCGGTGACGGTGAACGGGCCGTCCTCGTACCATTCGGCGGTCGCCCCGTTCGACACGAGCAGCGTGCCGGCCGGCAGCGAACCGTCATGCACGAGGGTGAGCCCGGCGAAGCTCACCGCCAGCGTCGACGCCGACGCGGTGCCGGGCACGTTCTGGACGCCGTAATTGGCGGCGTTCACGACCGCCGCGGTGCCGGCGGCGATGAACACGTCCGACGCGGCGAGCGCGAACGTGGCGGGCATCCCGGTCGCCGACTCGACTTCGACCGACGCCGTGAACAGTGCCTCGGCGAGCGCGTCGGCGGTGCCGGCGGCCGGATCCCACGTCGCCGCGGAGGCGGTGGCGGCGGCGACGGCGTCGGCGGCGGCGGCGGCGTTGGTCACCGCGGCGTAGGCGATCATCATGATCCGCAGGTAGGCGTCCCGATAGGAGGGGTCGGAGCGGCGGATCAACTGGTAGCTGATGTCCGAGCCGCCGGCGAACGTCCGGATGGCCTCGGATCCCTTCTTCAGGTCGACCCGTACCGACGTGACCGCCGTCTTCTGCACGACCTGCTCACCGACGAGGGTCATGACGTCACCGTCGAAGTACGGCCACGTGAGCTCCATCCCCGACGCCGGGAGACCGGACACCCCGAACGCGGTGATCGTCGGCCGCCCGAAATCGAGGATCCCGAACACGGACGAGAGCCAGGCCGGCGGGATCACGCCCGGGTTGTTCGTGGTGATCTGATCGGCGAGCACCCGGCGCAACACCGGATCGGAGGCGTCGTGCCAGACGGCATCCGCGTAGTCGGCGAACGAGCGGTGCACGACCGCCGGATGACCGGCGGCGGGGGCGGGCCGCTGCTCGAGCATGGCGCGGGTCATGTCGTCGCGCAGGTCGGTGATCGACCGCTCCAACACGTCGACGGTGACGGCCTTCGGCGCCGGCTTCGGCTTCGGCTTCGGCTCTTCGGCCGGGGCGTCGGGGAGCGGCCCCGGGCGGGCATCGGTTTCGGTGGGCATGGTGGTGGTCTCCGTTTCTCGTACGGCGAGGATCGGGGCTGTGTGGGCGGGGGTGAACGCGAACGCGACCCCACGGACGACGACGGCGGTGCGGGTGACGGTGCCGGCGGCGTCGAGGTCGTGGGCGACCGGCGAGAACTCCATCGACACGTCAGTGACGGCCTGCTCACGGATCAGGGCGAGGTGGTGGTCACCGATCACCGAATCGACGATCCGCAGATCGACGGTCGGACCGTCCGGCCCGTCGCGGAGTGAGCCGGGGACGATCGTGCCGATCAGGTCGCCGTGATGCTTGTCGGTCACCTGGGCGCGTTCGGCCAGTTGCAGCGAGCCGGGGGCGAACTGTTCGAGATAGGGCGGGGTGCCGGGGTCGGTGACGGTGCGCGGTTCGTTCCACCGGCACAACTGCACCGTCACCGTCCGCCCGTCGACCGCCCCGACCGTCGACGCCGCCCGATGCCGGACCAGGACGTCGGTCATGTCAGGGCCTCGGATTCGATCGCGGTCGGGGCGGCCTGGGCCGCGGTGACGTTCAACGCGAGGAGCTCGGACGGGTCGAACCGGGCCCGCTGCCCCCGCGGCAACATGTCGGTGAAGGCGGCCTCGATCCGGGACAGGAACATCGGTTGCAGGCCGATCGTCAGCCAGCGTTGGAACTCGGCCGGCACCGTCGAATAGGTGAGCGACGATTGTGAGGTGACGTTCAACAGTGACGGTGGGATGAGCAGCAGGCGGGCGATCAGGGCGTCCAGATATTCCTGGGCTTCCATCAGCAGGGCGTCCGCCGCGGACGCCTGGCTGTAGGTGGCGAGCTCGATCCCGCCGGACAGGACCGGTGGCCGCCGTTCGGCCCGGGCCAACAACCACTGATCGGAGAGTGCTTCGGCCCGTTCACGGGTGAGCCGGTTGGGGTGGATCACCGCATACGGCGGCACCTGACCGGTCGTGTAGTAGCCGGCGCTGTAGGCGTAGACGGCGGCCAACTGCTCGAGCACGAACCGGGCCTCGAGCAGCGGGGAGGCGCCGAGCGGGTCGTCGTCGGTGACCATCGGGATGTGCACGATGCGGCGCCGGTCGACCGGATGACCGTCGATGGTGACGTCGGTGATCCGGCCGTCGATGTCGACGGTGGCGTGGACCCGGGGGTCGGCGACCACCGCCACCGCCAGCGGCCACCCGTTGGAGCCGACGGCGTCGACCCGCAACCACGCCCGGCCGTGGCGGGTCAATCCGTTGACGATCCGTTCGATCGTGTCCCGGTACGGTTTGGCCGGGTCGGGGCGGGCCACCACCGACGGTGTCGGGTCCAACCGGACGCCGGCGGAGTCCTCCACGAACATGGGCATCATGGCGGCGGTGTCGGCGACGAGCTCGCGGGCGGCGACCGCCGTCGGCAGGTTCCACGGGTCGGCGGTCTCGAGCGTCGTCAACAGTTCGACCCGTTGACGGGCGCCCGGGGAGAGCAGTTCGCCGACGGTGTCGTCGTCGCCGTAGAACTGTTCGGGGTAGAACAGTCGGCGCCACCAGTCGGCCATCAACCAGCCATCGTCAGGTAACTACCTGGTCGTGTCCAGGAGGCGTTACGCGATGGCGGGTGGTGCCTGGTCGTGGAGCTCCGGGTGGGCCCAGCGGGCGAACGTGGCGGCGACGAGCGGGGAGACGTCGACGTCGGCGTCGCGGCGCCCCCACGCCCATGAACCGTCGCCGATCAGACGGCGCCGGCACCCCGCCACCGCGGCGTCCAGGCCCGGGTGGGGGACGTGGCGGATCGCGCCGGTGCGGACGGCGGCGACCAGGTCGGCGGCCGCCGCGGTGACGTCGGCGAGCTGCAGCGGGCGCAGCGGGATGCCGGCCTGCTCGAGCGGGCGGCGCAGCACGGCGGCCGGCGACTGGCCCGCCGCGTCGAGGGCGACGGCGGCGACGTCCCAGCGGTCGTAGAGGTCGATGATCCGGCCCGGTACCCAGTCGTGGCCGGGCCGGTGGTCGACAACCTCGAGCACGACCAGGCCGTGGTGGTGGTGGGCGGCGACGACGGCGGCGGCGGTCTGGTCGGGGGCGACATCGACGCCGACCGCCACCCGCCCGGGTTCGGGGGCGTCGACGGTGAGGGCCTCCCAGGTGGCGACGTCGATCGGGGCGGTGTCGGCGCCGGTGCGGTCGGGGATGTTCAGGTAGGCGCGGGCGAACATCGCCGGGTCCCGGTCGAACCGGCCCGCCAGAAACGATTCGGCGATCGTGCCGACCGGGTTCTGCTCGGTGCACAGGGCGGGGTGGGCGGTCCGCCACGTGGCCGGGTCGGCGGGGTCGTCGCCGGGCCGGGCGCCGTAGTCGAAGAAGGCGATGCCGTGGCCCAGGTCGACGTCGGCGGCGAGGGCGCCGGTCTCGAGCCAGTGCTGCCACCAGGTGGAGGTGATGTCACCGGCGGCCGACACGATCCACATCTGTGCGCCGGGGCGGGTGGCCATCGTCGGTTCGGCGGCCACCTCGAGGTCGCGGCCCCGTTCCCTAGTGAACGCCCACGCCTCGTCGAACACGATCAGATCACCGGCCTGGGAATGCAAACTGGTGGGGACCGGCGCGAACGCGGTCACGAACGAACGGCGGGCGACGAGCTCGAAGGATTCGCGGCCTTCCGACGCCCTCGCCTGCACGGCCGGGCCGAGCGGGGAGTCGCGGACCATCGGCGCCCACTGCTGGCGCCAGAGCTTGGTGACGTTGGTGCCGTCCTGGGCGGTGTACCACACGAACCGGGCCGGCCCGCCGGCGGCGGTGGCGAACATTCGGGCCAACACGAGCAGGCTCTTGCCGGCCCGGCGCGGTACCGACAGCACGACCGTCGAATAGGCGTGGACGCCGTCGACCTGTTCGCCGGCGACATCGGCCACGTGCACCTGCCATGGCATCAGCGGGCGGCCCAGGGCGCGGGCGAACGCGGCGACACGGCCGCCGGTGGTCGGCCGGTCACGGCGCGGGGTCGACTGGCGCGGGATCATCGTCGGCGAACAGGGCGGCGAACAGATCCGCCCCACGGTCGGTCGCGAGCCGGGCGATCAGCTCGGCCCGGAGGTCGTGCGCGGTGCGGCAGATCGTGGCGAACGTGTGCGGCGACGATTCGGCGTCGGCCTCCATCTCGTCTTTGCGGTCCTCGAGGCCGCGCAGCTCGGTCAACTGGTGCTCGAGCACCGGGTCCGAGCCGAGCTCGCCGCGGACGTGGGCGGCGAACCGGTCGAACGCCAACCGGTGACGGCCCCGGCGGCGCCGCTCGAACAACCGAGGCTGATTACGGGCCATCGCCACCAGTCTCGTCCCGATCCGGCCGTGTAACGCGTAATCGGTCCGGTTCCGGCCGTTCGGGACACACACACAGCGGGAG